CAGTAACGCACCCGCTATTAAAAATTATCCCGTTCAAGGTTTGGCAGGTGGTTGCATTATGCCGCTCGCTCTCATTCGACTACAAAGTGCGTTTAGCAAAAAAGGAATTAAGTCTCTTATTATTAATACTGTACACGACTCGGTGGTAATCGACGTGTATCCCGGCGAGGAAGATATTGTTTCTAAACTCGCTCACAGGGCTATGTCTGACGTAACTAGCACTTTTGAGAGTTATTATGACGTAAAATGGGATGTTCCATTTGGTGTAGATTTAGAAATGGGATATAATTGGTTAGAAATGGAAAATATTTATTTGACTTAGCAAATGAAATGTTCTATAAATAACAAATCTAAAATTGAAAGGAGGTCTATATGACCACATTACCAACAGTAAATAGTGAAATCGGTTTTGACAAAATAGCTGAGGTTATAGGGCAAGATGCGCCTGCAGTCTCATCTGTTGGTCACACCATATTAAAAATAAATAGAGACATTGAAGACGACAACGGCAACTCTATTCCGCCGGGAAGTTGGACTACTACGCATAATGGTGAGCCCATTTATGCAAAGAAAGCCAGTTTTCAGTTATTTCTTCAGCGTTATCAATATCTTCAATACGACCCGAAGATTAACGAGTTAGTCAATAAGTCTTGTATGGCTAAAAATCTATATCCACAGACAGAAATACCTGATATGTTAGGTGGCATGAGGTGTGGATATATACCTAAATCCAAGAGGGACAACATTACTGCTGACGACTTATACAAGCAACAGCAGATTAGCCCATTCCGTATGCTTTACGGTAAAATGTTCTTTGAGGATGCAGTGAATTCAGATGGCGAGAGCGTCGAGGTAGGGGGGCTTCCCGTTGTCTGGAGAGCGAGAGGGGCTAATTTTATGCCTATCTCGGATGTGTTGGACAGCTTGTCAGCACAAAAGAAACCTTTCTTGTTTTACAAGTTACGGGCAGACTTGGCAAAACATAAGAAGGGCAGTAATGTCTACTACGTGGCAGGCTTCTCCGTTGACTCTGGTCCAATCGAGTTTACTAGTGAGGACCAAGGGTTACTAAGCCACTTCGTGGACTATGTAGCGAGTGAAAATAGTTACATTATGTCAGAGCACAATAAATGTCTTCAAAAGACAGATACTGTGATTGACGCCGATGCAACTATTGACGATTTGGACGATGATTTGTCGGCGGTAATCTGATGAACAAACATCAAGCTGCTTTGTTTTCTTTCCTTTCTAAGGCAGCTAGTGGGGAGGCTGAAATGCCTCCTCATGTCCTAGACGAGTTTGGCGAACTAGCTAAACAAGCACTAAAAAAACAGTTTTCTAAAAGGGAAGAAGGATTCAGATTACGTATGAGTAATGTAGGCAGACCTCTCTGCCAGTTGCAAATGGAAGCAACAAATACAGAGGCTGAAGCTCCCGATTACGACTTTAAAATGAGAATGATTATAGGCGATGTATTAGAAGCCGTCGTAATAGCTTTGTTAAAAGGAGCAGGAGTAGAAGTAAAGAATAAGCACAAAAAAGTGTCACTTAAGGTAAATGACAGCGAAATACAAGGCGAATATGACATAGAGTTGGATGATGGTATATACGATATTAAAACAGCTTCCCCCTATGCTTTTGAAACAAAGTTCAACGCAGATGATGCGTTTGAAAAAATACATAATGCAGACTCTTTTGGCTATGTTACACAAGGGTATGGTTATGGACTTGCATCTAACACACCATTTAAAGGTTGGATTGCGGTTAATAAATCAACTGGGCAGATAGCTGTAGCTGAAGCCCCATCTAATAATACATATAAGGAGAATGCCAAAAATGAAATACAGAATGTACACAAAGCAATATCTGATGGAAGACCTTTTAAGCGGTGTTTCACCGACACTGAAGAATTTTATTACAAAAAGTCTACGGGAAACCGCACCTTGGGCATTGAGTGCAGCTATTGTCCCTTCAAATCCAAGTGTTGGGACAACTTGGAATTCAGAAGACAGTTACCAAGCAAGGGACGAAACCCCAGATTTGTTTGGTACACCCACATCACGAAAGAATGGCGTGACACTATTAATAAAGAAGAGGGCTGACGATGACAAAATTGAAACAAAAGTTTTCAAAGTCTCCAAGTTTGAAGCGCAAGACTTCATCTCGCAACTCAACCACGACATCCAGTTCCCACAAATCCAAAGCTCAGCCACGACGACAATCATCCCGGCAAAAAGTATTGTTGAAGTCCGTATCGAAGAAGATGAGTCCTCGTTCAGCCAAAGCAAAGGGAAGAAAACTACAGACATGGGTAGTGGAAAAGCTTCTTAGTGTATTCAAGAGGCTAACCTCACTAGATGTGCGCTCAACCCCTATGGGGGTAAATGGGGTTGACGTACAGCTGTCAACATCAGCTTATAGAAAGTTTCCTTATAACATAGAGTGCAAGAACACAGAAAGAATTAGAACAATATACAACTACTACGAACAAGCTATCTCACACGACAACATAGAAAAAGAGGGCGAGCCGTTGTTGATTATAAAGATGAATAGACAAAAGCCTTTAGTAGTTGTAGATGCAGAACATTTTATAGAGCTCGTATCATGCCAAAACAAAAAGTAATTAATTTAAAAGAAGGCGATGCCGCCCTCATAGTTCACACAAACGTGGATGGTATGGGCAGTTATGACCTAGAGATATGCTACAATTTTAGCCCTAGTTCTTTACATCCTGATGAAATGACATTTTATACTTTACTATTGCATGGAGTCTTGTATTATTCTATGTATGACCCAGATACTTTAGTTAGTGCAGGGTTTGAAGATATAAAACAATTACAAGAGAAAGTGACAATACATTGACTATAAAATTTAAAGATTTTGTTAATCATCCACCACATTACACAAATGGTGACATAGAGTGTATTGATGCCATGAAAGCTTCCATGTCTCATATAGAATTCTGTGGATATTTAAAAGGTAATGTGATTAAATATTTATGGAGATACAGAGATAAGGGTAAATCTCTTCAAGACATAGATAAAGCCCTTTGGTATTTAAATAGACTAAAAGAGGAACTAACATGCCAAGAGAAGACGTCAAAGTAGCTGTAAAGATAATAGCTAAAATTGATTCATCGGAGTTTACCCCCGACTTGGAGGAGCTTCCAGTGCTCTTAGAAGAATACATAGAAGACTTAATACACGAAGTCTCTGGTATAACAGTTAAAGACGTAACCGTAGAACAAAGATAGGAGAAGAAATGAATAACGCACTACCAACAGATTATCAACAGTTTATAGCAGTATCCAGATATGCCCGATGGCTACCTGAAGAGAACCGTAGAGAAACGTGGTTTGAAACAGTTAGCAGGTACACAGATTATGTATGTAGTAAAGCTGACATTGATACCGATACACGAGAAGAAATATGGGATGCTGTGTATCAATTACAAGTTATGCCATCTATGCGAGCTCTTATGACAGCCGGACCTGCCCTAGAGCGGGACAATACAGCAGGATACAACTGTTCTTACTTACCTATTGATGACCCCAAAGCTTTTGATGAAGCTATGTACATACTGTTATGTGGCACTGGTGTGGGTTTCTCTGTAGAGAGGCAGTACATATCTAAGCTACCAGAAGTTCCTGCAGAGTTAGTGGACGCAGACGAGACAATAGTTGTGAGTGACAGTAAAGAAGGATGGGCTAAGGCTCTGAGAAAGCTCATAAGTATGTTATATTCCGGTAAAGTCCCTGCTTGGGACGTATCTAAAGTTCGTCCGGCAGGAGCAAGGCTAGGCGTATTTGGTGGTAGGGCATCTGGTCCTGCACCTTTAGTAGACCTGTTCTCATTCACAATAAAATTGTTTCGTGACAATGCAGGTCGTAAGCTGTCTAGCTACGACTGCCATAACTTAATGTGTAAGGTCGGCGAGGTTGTTGTCTCAGGGGGCGTTAGACGCTCCGCTATGATTAGCTTATCAAATCTCTCAGATGGGCGTATGCGCCACGCTAAGAGCGGCACATGGTGGGAAACAGCCCCACAGATGGCACTAGCTAATAACTCCGTGTCATACACTGATAAGCCGGATGGTGAAACCTTCTTACGTGAATGGACTTCACTTGTAGAAAGTAAATCTGGAGAGAGAGGTATATTCAATAGAATAGCTGCTCAGAAACAAGCAGAGAAGTATGGCAGACGTGATGCTAACTATGAGTTTGGTACTAATCCATGCTCTGAAATAATATTGCGTCCATATCAATTCTGTAACTTGACAGAAGTTGTAATAAAAGCTGATGACACTACTGCGTCGATAGGACGTAAAGTAGAGCTAGCCACCATCATGGGTACAATTCAATCCACGTTCACAAACTTTCCGTATTTACGAAAGATATGGAAAACTAACACAGAAGAAGAGAGACTCCTCGGTGTGTCATTAACTGGTATTATGGATTGTAAGTGGACTAATGGCAGAGGTGAAGAAGGTTTCCACTTGTCAGAGTTCTTAGAGAAGATGAGGAGAAGAGCAGTTGAAACAAATCAAAGATGGTCAAAGATACTCGACATCCCAGAAAGTAAAGCGATTACGTGTGTCAAACCAAGCGGAACAGTATCACAG